AGCTGAGGAGCTGGCCCCGCGCAGTGCACCACCTTGGGAATTCAATTTCCCAAAACTACAACTGAAGGAGCTTCCCGTGTTCATCAGTAGCGGCAGGACCAAGAGTCGTTCGACTCCTGGTCCGTCCATTCATATCGAATGGACGCAATACCCAGTCGGATCTCCAAAGGAGATCAAGACGAAGGTAACTGTTGCTACTGGTGGGATTCAGATTACTGAATCGGATGGCAATCGTTGGCCCTTACCAAAAGGTAAGGACCTCGACGACCATGGCTCGGAGTTCTACTCCATCAAGAAAGAGTGGGCAAAACCGGTTGTAAAACCGGCCTACTCGATCTTGAACTTCAAAACATATGGCATCGGTACCCGACGGGCTACGCTCGTTGGTAATACCATGATGGCAAATTGTTTTGGAGCCACGGCCGCCCCGTTTGCTAACTCTGCCGTTGGGCCTTATCCAGGCCCTTATCCCGGCGGAGCAACGCACGATCCACGGCTTCTGAAGCCTAACTTTCCGCCGGACCTCTCTTCAACGAGAGCCCAGCTGAATGTCAAGGGTCAGATTGCTGTGGCAAATTGTGCGCCTAGCAACCAGGTTGCAGAAGCAGCTTCTGCGGTAGCAGAACTCCTCAGAGACATGCCCCAAATACCGGGCGCGTCTCTTTGGAAATCGCGTCTCCGCGCAGCGGAGACACTTGTCGCAGGTGCCAGTGAGTTTCTCAATGGCATCTTCGGCGTTCTGCCTACTATCAGCGATGTCACCGAGTTTTACACAGCGGTGCACAAAGTTGATAAGACGGTCGACCAATTCGTTCGTGATTCTGGTCGTGTCGTTCGCAGAAAGTTCTTCTTTCCCACGGAAAGGAGTGAGACTATAACCGATGTCTCTGTGGAAGGCGGGCAGTATGCTCGCTCTCCATTCGGATACGGGTCCGGCGACAATAACTTGTACGCCGGCAGTAGTCTCGCTCTTCCATCGTACAAGACCATGCGTAAACGAGTCATTGAACGTGAAACATGGTTCAGTGGAGCTTTTACCTATCACGTCCCTGAGTGGTTTGACACCCACGACAAGGAAGATAGGATGAGGCTCACGGCTAAGCTCCTCGGAGCTGAACCGGACTTGAATACGTTGTGGCAACTTGCACCATGGAGCTGGGCCGTAGATTGGTTTGTGAATGCAGGTACTTTCCTCAAGTCCCTGCAGGCACTTATCAGCTACGGCACGATTCTGCGTTACGGCTACGTGATGGAGAAGACTACCATCACGGATACGTTTTACGCAGGGGACCAGGTGTCTACACCTACGGCACCTTATACGCAGGCATTTTCGCCTCCGTACCCGACCATTCAACCCGTTATTCTTCGCACAACTGTGAAGAAGAGGGTGAAGGCCAATCCCTTCGGTTTTGGCATCAGCTGGGACGGTTTGTCACCGGTCCAGCAAGCCATAGTCGCGGCTCTAGGAATTACCAGAGTCGCAAGGTAGGTCTACTGCCCACCAACGCACAAGGAGTACGTCAGTGTTCACAGACCCACTGACCCTCACTCCCGGCGCGGCTTTCGACGCTGGAGCCGTCACTCTACCCCGTGTTTCTCAACAGGGCAGCGTGTCGATCTACCAGGCCGGGCCGCTCACCGTGAATGCAGGGTCACTTCTCAAGGTCATCGCTTCCCATCAGTACGGGAAGCGGACCAGGAGAGTCCTTCGCTGTGATTACAGCGACAACGCGGGTTCCACCCTGATCTCAGGGACGACGGCACCTCGCAGCATGTCCTGCTACGTGGTGTTCGACATCCCGTCGACGGGGCAGTTCTCCGCGACGGATCAGCTTGCC